CGGTTGGCGGTGCCGTTGATCATGCACTCGCGGGTAGTGGTCCGGGCCACCATCTCGGTGTAGGTCTTCATATTCCAATTTCGGCCAGCAGAATCCTTGAAGCCCGTGACGCCCTTCTCTGCAAGCTGTTCTCTGTAGCGCTTGGCTGTCTGTTTCCAGGTCTGGTATCCAGCCACATCACCCCTGACGGCTTCCAGAGCGAGGTTGCGATAGACATCTTCCACCCGGCGGCCTATCACCGCATCGACTTCTTGCAGCCTGCCAAAGGTATTCTCTGCGAGCACTTGCATAGCCTGCTGATGGACTGCGCCAAAGGCCACCTGCGCCGCCAGGCCGCTGTCTACTTCGGCCATTGCCGCCTGGTAAAGCGCAGGAACGGCCTCTTCGCACCAGACGCGCCCGCCAGTAAGCAAGTCTTTTCGGATTGCAGCGACGTTATTCTTGAGCGCCGTGAGGTTTTTGAGGTCGTTGCCTTTCAGGAGAGCCCTGTTGTACTCTGCTAATATCTCTCGTTCTGCTTCAGTGTAGAGCCTGATGAGGCGCTCTGCTTGCGCGTCACTGAGTTTCTTGGCCGCCAATCTCTTCACCTAATGCGGGCAGTGCGATCCTCGGTGCTTCGGGGGCGGCTGGCTGGGCCGCCTTGAGCCGCGCCAGCTCTTTGTCGAAAGCTTCAGAGCCCTCCTTGAGGCCCCTGGCTTCCAGCATCGCCTCGATGCTCATAGCTCCTGCGGCATACCAAAGGGAAGCGATCTCGGCTTCCTCTTTCGGATCGTTGGGGATGCCATCTCGGAGAGAGACCTGCACCATCTCCGGTTCAAAGGAAGCTTCTTTTGATATTTTCGATTTCAGTGAGTAGATGATAGGGACTTTCTTCTGGTATTCTGATGCCAGCCACCGGACTTTTGCCAGGGTCTCGGATTGCTTGAGCCTGATTGCAGTTCCGCTTTCGGCTTTGTTGACTTCATCGTCATCAGTCAGAGAGAAGTCTTTGAGGAGCTGCTTGTAGAGATCTCTTATCTCTACTTCGACCGCCCCAAGTTCTGCCTGCCAGGTCAGATATTGAGCGGGCTGCTCGCCGGCATCGAGGATAATTGCCTCTTCTGACTTCCATAGATATTTCTGTTTTGCGTGGTCAAACGTGAACGCACTTTGCCCGGCCATTGGCTTGGGGTGAGTGAACTTTCGCAGGACCACAGCCCTCTGAGTATATGCCAGGTCAAGGGCTTCCAGCTTGGAATAGATCTCGGGGATATAGTCAGATTGCCCATAGTAGAGATCACTGGTTAGGATATTGTCGATCCGCACAACCAGCAGATCATCAACGCCAGTAGCTTGTTTCCCTTCATCGTCTACGTCAAGATACCCATACTGCTTGAAGGATTTTACCGGGATCGGCCCGGCAAGCTTCTTGCCGCTGCCCACCACCACACCAGGGACATTGATGGTCTCTGAAGCAATTATTTCATAGATGACGTGCTGGATTTGGCCCTTTGTGTGGGTTGTGAACTTGACATACTCATGCTCTTTTTTCTTGTCGCCATCTCCTTCCATCTGCTTGAATGTGGCAAAGATAACGTATGCGCTGGCCTGCTGGATGTTTCCAGGCTCTACAACTATATAGAAATTCTCGGGGCTGATAGCTACAATGCGATCCTGGGATATCTCCAGAGCACCCAGGCCATAGCGGGATGCATCGGTGAGCACCTCATAGTCAGGCAGATCGTAGATTGCCGGCGCATCGATCTCTGGTGATTCGCCGATAATAAAATTCAGGTATTCTTTGGTTGCCGTCTTTGCAAGGCCAATGATGATAGGGACTTTCTTGTCGTCGTCTTCCTTGTCCTTGAGGTAGGCTGCAAGTTTCGGGAAAACTGCTTCATGATCCCCATTATAAAGGAGCCGGTTCTTGGCGTGCTCTGTCAGCCTGGCCTTCTCATCGGCATCCTCCGGGGGCCAGGGCTTGCCGTCTGCTATCCAATCGAGATTAGTGAGCATTTCCGGCCTCGGTCATCGTCTCGCCCGCATCAGCGGCGATCTTGGCTTCATTCTCTTTCACGGCCTTGAAACAGCTCTGGCAGGCATATTGAGCAGTTATCATTGAAGTGCTGAAGCTTCCCGGCCTGGTGACAGGCTGGAATTTGAGGACGGCGATAGGGATAGGATACTCTTTAGGCTTGATCTCATTGCCACATAATAAACAGATCGTCATAGTTTAGCCGCCCGATTATAGAAATACCTGCCCATATCACAGCTATCATCATTCAGCTTAAGAGGCTCTTCTTTGCCCGCGCCTTGCGATTTCTCATTCCAGACATAGCCAGCATGTTCAAGGATAGTCCGCTTGCACTTAGCACAGAATCTTACAGTGTGCGTGTAAATTGCAGTCGCGTACTCTTGCACTTCTTTAAGAACATCCTTCTTGGTTGCAGATCGGATGGTCAGCTTAGGATAATCGGCTTTGAGCTGCTTGATGAGACTTAAGCCACCGCCGCCGGGATCGACTTCGACCGAAATGGGGATGATCGTCTTGCCCTCATAATTCAGCATCTCCCTGCCGAACTCCTGAGAGAACACCGCGTTGGGCTTGTCGTTGGTGAAGAATTCCTTGACCAGATACCAGCATCGCATTGAGAGTGAATATCCCCATAAGCCCATGCAGGTGGGATGCACCTGGCCATAGTCTATCGAGACCATCCAGGTCACGAGATCGCTTGGCGGCTCCTCCACCACATAGCCGTCTTTTGGATCGGTGGTGAAGAAGGAAAACACCCGGCCCTCAGCAGCCACCCATAAGCCAAGAATGAACCTGAGATAGTAGACCGTCCCCGGCGGGTTCTCTCGGACCAGATCCGCTTTGTACTCATCAGTGAGGCCAGGGTTATCGTCTAAGACGAAATGCCAGAGCCTTATAGAGATCTCTTTTGCCCGGTCGATGTAATCCGTCTTGATATAATGCATCGGCTGATCAGGGTTTGTGGTAGCCAGCAGAGTTGATCCTGCTTTGTCCATCCTGGTCCTCAGCATCTTGAAGACGCTTTTGGCCCAGGTCGTGACCTCATCACAATATGCATCAAGCAACGTAGGGCCGCGAAACTTCTTCTCCTGGCCTACGTCGTTGGCTCCTCGGATCGATACTTTGCGGCCATAGATGAAGAACTGCCGCCAGCCTGTCGTATGCACCACGGCAGCCGGCAGGAGATCTTTCAAGGGCTCGATGCAATTGAGTTCTAGGGTCTCTGTCGTGTTTCCTACCATCATTCTCCGGCCATGCCTGCCGTGCAGACACCGCCAGAGCCAGACGATAAGGCTCATGATGGTCTTGGAGCTTCTGACGGACCCATACCAGAGGTTAATGCTCATGGGGTGGTCGATGCAAGCCAGGATGCTTTCGGCCTGCTTGCCGACGGGCAGGAAAAGATCATTGGTCCCTTTCTCCGGCTCGATGCCTTGAGCCAGCTTGCGCAGGCACTCAAAGATCTGACCCTGTTGCTCATCCTCTTCGGCTTCCTGGAAGATGGGATAGAAAGGATGATCTTGAGGGATGCTGCCTAATCGGATTGCAACGACAAAGTAATCCAGCAGCTCGCCCGGATCTATCTCGACCTCGCCGCTTGGAAGGGTGGCGGTGATCGAAGGCTTTTTCGATAGTGCCTCAAGCCGTTCAACTTGTCTCCAGGGAGCCTTCATTTATTGGTCATCTGCTTTTCGATTGCATTTATTCTGTCCTGAATCTTCTTCCAGTCCCCTATTTCCATCGAGAACTTTTGGCTGTTTGTCATTGCATTCGCCAAGCTTGCATATTGGCCTGCATGTGATAGGGGATCGTCACATGCAAGAATTTGATTCATGAGCTTATTTAAGCCCTGTCTAAGTCCCTTTGGAGAAGTATGCCCTATATGGCATTTCCGTTTGCGATTTGTGTTATTGGCCTCTTCTGGCGCATCGGTTTCATCAGAAGAAGGGGGGGTCTGCTTAATCGGCACATATCATCATTCCTTGATTATTATACGGTCCTCGGCTGGAGGATGCTAGAGTCACAAGCTAGATGTATATCACGAAGGGAAGAAAAATTCCGCCCCCCAGCCGTGGCCTGCCATGACACATCGCCACAAGTGACCGACCGAAAGGCGATGTAATGACTATGATGGGGCCGGGAAAGGAGGATATCAGAACCCGGCCCCGCTGGTTCTGTGGTTCTGGCGCTCTACTTCCTAGATTTGGTTTTGGTGATTATGAGGACTCCACGCGGAGCCCTTGATGGATCTGTCCCAGCTATATCGAATATCCTTTATAGCCTAATTTTGGGATCGTGAGACCCCCGGACCATCGAAGGCCCGAGGGATAGCACAGTACCTTTTCGACTGCCGGCCAAATAGGCAGCTTGCATGGATGGGTAATTAGAGGTCGGATATGATCTTGCGCAGATTAGGGAATGGCACGCCGCTTGTGTCGCTTATTACCGGCGGCCTGGCCGGGCCTGTTTCCATCCAGGTTCTTGTGCTTGGCTTTAGCTCCTGGCTTTCCCCGCCCTGGCCCGGCATATTTCAGAGTCTCCAGATAGCTGTATGTCCTGTCGTGATGGGGTTCTGCATCCATCTTCTTTCTCGGAAAATTGAAGATCGGAGCCCCGCAATGCGGACAGTATGTAGCCCGCCAACTGGAATAATAAATGTTCTTATGGCAATTTCCACAGCGCCATTCTATGATCGAATTAAAAGAAAATTCAGGCTGCCATTGAGTAGGCTTTCGCTCAATGGTACCGAGGATGCTTTGGTCCGGTGCATCTTCCGTTAAAGTATCCGTCTTATTCATTGCTCCTCCTACTATTTATATTCTTCTAGTTTTCCGCCAGAAGACCATCTTCCCGCCGCGCTTGGTCAGCCTCTCCTCCCGAGCCACGCACCCCAGGGCCACCAGATCATCCAATATGTCTCTGAGGTCGCTATCGCACCTATGACATCGTTTCGTGAGTGCTGCCGTCCTCACCGGCTCATGGGGCACTATGGCCAGCGTCTCCACCAGCCGCCTCATGCAGGCCCTCACGGTGGCGGGCTCCTGTACCACAGATTTCTTGCCCCTCTAGCCATAGGCGGGCCGAGCCTCACACATGCCCCTCCAGCCCTCTGTAGTGCCCTGCAAGCCTGAGAAATGTTTCGGAGCACATTGTCATTGCTCCGGCCAGTAGTGGGCATTTCCAGGGCATTGGCTATGTCCCTGGTAGACATCGCCCCCTCCGGACCGTCCGGCAGCACATCCTCCACACGATCCCGGAGCCGCCCATAGACGATCCTAGGGCATATCTCCAAGACCCCGGCTTCACTTGCCAAGTCCCTCTACCTCCCGCAGGCTTTCTTTCTCCTTCAGCAGCGCCTTCTCTTCTTTGATCAGAATGTTTATCGCTGTCCTGATGCCTCGGACCAGATCCCCTATCTGGTCTATCCTGCGCTGTGCATGGTATCTAGCACCCAGGGCCTGGCGCTCGGCCAGCTCCTCGGGTGGGACGGCTGTCATTTAGGGGCCCACCTGCACCGGCTACATTCTGCCCCGCATCCTTCGCATTCCAACTTATTCTTTTCGTGGGGCATCATTTTCTTTAGCTGCCCATGCCATCCATGATCGCAGCTCGGCTCCGGGCAGCATATCCCCGGAGCCCTATGGAGGCAGATCTCTCTGTCGTTATCACCCATCTTATTCTCCTCCTTCCATCTCTACAATCCCTCTCTTCTGCCAGGCATCTGCCCTCGATCTTGCGACCGTGGCTTTGTCTCCTTCCTTGTAGTCCGTCATAATTCCTTCCATGTCTGTACTATAGGGTGTTAAGAATGTTACTGTGACCATTTCGCTGTCTGCGGATATCGATTTATCTTTGTCTTTATCACCAATCGATATCAGGACCATTGAAGCGATTTCACCTTGTTTTTTTTCGCTATCAGGGACCATTAGATTTTGGTCATCGCTATCAGCCCCATTAATTGCTTTTTTAGGTAAACTCGGATTTATTTTTTCTATGGGGGGCATTTTTACAATAGCACCTAATTTATGCTCATTTAATGGTCCTAATGGTCCTGATACTGTTTTTAATGGTCCGTTAATGGTCCAGTAATGGTCCCAATGGTCCTGATAGCGTTTAGCATCAAATCTGAATCCTCTGTAGATTCTTTTTTTGTGATTATCGATAGTTATCCGTTCTGGTGGGCGGTTGTCACACATTTTTTTAACAGCCGCACCAAACCGCTTCTCATCGACTTTATCACATGTTTTAATCTCACACCACGCCTTATAAGCATCATAAACGACATCTAATGGTACATCTTTTCCCGTCCCCCCCATAAGATCATAGTCGCAATACTCTTCCAAGAACGTGTTGATACTGTTCGACTGCTTCCGATATTCCGCAAACATCTCTTCACCTGGCCGCTTGGTTATGGTCATGGTTTTTGAGAGCTTGACTGTCCGCTCGACAATTAAATTGAGAATGCCAGACAGCTCTTCGTCGGTGGTTAGCTTCTCGAATAGGTATGGATCTTTCTGTCTTTCCATCGGATTATTTGGATCTGGATTGTCTACATAGTGAAAGGGCATATCGACCTTGCAAAACCGCTCTATCCAGCCTTTCGACATGTCATCAATTAATGGCATATCATTAGAGTCTATCGTCGTTGCGTGAAATGGCTTAAATTTTATTCGACTCTTATTTTTTCGATCCGAGTCGATTATCCCGTCTCCAGTCGAATTTTTCAAGAACGCCGTAGGTATCCTTCGCTTTCCTTTTGACTGCTCCTCTCCGGCCTCAGATACAATCTGACCGCGCTTTCCTACCAGCTCGGCGCCTGCGAACCGATTGTTTTTTAGAGTTAACTCCTCAAGAGCCATTCCACAAAAGGCATCTTCCCCAAAAAATCTTTTCATCACCCGCTCATAAACTCCCTTTCCGTTTCGGCCTAATCCATTGAGGAACATAATATAGGGAAACATGAGCTTGATTGAATGAATCGCAAACCAGTCAACTAGGGTGCACTGGTCGGTTTCGTTTGGTGCAACCTCCTTCAAAAACTTTATAAATCTTTGGCAAGTCGCATCTTTGTCGAAAGTTACCTGGATCTGATCGGTCATCAGATCTTCGGGTGAATATGGCCTATGTTCGCCCGTCCTCAGATCAACCACGCCGTTTTTAACACCTAATAGAAATGGATCATGATCAAAGGTCGCTGGATAGTTCAAAAGAAAATCGTGCAGCCGTGTGACGGTTTCCTTTTTGTTTTTGATGGTCGCCAGGTCCCCGGCGGCTTTGTTAAGAATATTGTTTATGATCCTTTCGCCATCAGGGACGAAAATTTGGCCGTTATAATAGTAAATCGGGTCTCTGTTATTTCCACCCGTTGCTTTCGCCAGCTTCAGAACTTTTAACAGGCTGATTACGGCTTTGGTTGGGCTGTACTTGCGGAATGCCTTGTCTCCCACACCATCCAAGAAAGTTACATCTTCAATCGATAGGGAAGCTATGGTCGGTACATATGCAGGTACGTCCTGGGGCTTGATCAGCTTCCGCTTAATTGCATGGGCAATCGTTTTTTCTCTAATAGCAGGATCTTTTAGAAGTCCCTTGCCATTAACCTCCCACGGGACTGCTCCACATTCATGTGCTAACCAAACCCATGCATCGCCTCCAACGTTGAGATTATCATGCATGTAGGCATAACCGGATTCGTCTTCTGTTATCAGAGTGTTATGCCCACTGGTCCCTCCAAGGATGGGGTGGTTGTTCGCAAGCTGGCTGCCTTCGTAGTGCCAGCCAGGAGAGTCCAAATCAATTACATTCCGCATGGTGAGCGGTGGCAATTTCTTACCTGCTGAATCCTTCACCATCTCATTAATCCAGTCTGGTGAGGAGGAACTGTTTTGGTTGATCTTGAGTTGTGTGATGAGTGGTATTGTCGCAATCATTATAGCCGATGACCTATCAGCTACTTCATATTGCTTTGATTCGATGCCCGTAATCGTCAAATGTCGGTCGTCTTCATACAGTTCCAGATGGTTCCAGGGGTTCTGTCCCTTGTCAATTTTCTCTTGGATAACCGGCTTGACCTCGATTATATGAGCCTTCATTTCATCGGAAAGGTCATCAGTGCCGCCAGCCGTGAAACTGTCTAGTCGGTTTGGGAGGTGAGCCTGATAAAACATCCTCACGCCGCATTTAGACGGGCTAACTTCGGTATAGAATGGCTGAGTATCTTCCAAAAACTTCTTTGCGAATTCGCTCAGGCATCCAGTAAACGGGTCTCGACATGCATCCAGGTCCCCCCCCACAATTTGTTTAGTTTGATCAGATTCTTTATGGTTCATATATCCAATGCCATCGAGCGGAGAATCTATCCATAGAGCATCGAATTTGGTTTTGACCGTAATCCCGGATTCGCTTATTTGTAATGCTTCTTCAAGTGTAAGATATCCGTCCTCCCCATGCCAAATGATATCTTTCGATGGGTCGTCGTTGCCTTTCCATTTGGGCGTAAGCTCCCCGGTGTGCGGGTGCCTAATATACGGTTTTTTTCCTACCCGTACGCAAAATTGGCGCAGCCCGGCCAGTCGGGGGGGGAGATCGATGCTCATAACTTATCCACCGCTGTTAGAATTTTTGAGCGCACCATTTCAAATTTGTGTTTTTGCTTATCGGTCAGCTTTCGCTTTCGGTGCACATCGGTTAAAAATCCATGTTCCCAAGAATTTATAATGCCCCGCTCATAACAATAATCAATCAGGGCGGACGATATTGTATTAGACCGTTTGGCTGCATTGATTGCCCTGAAAATCTTATCACTTTTTATATCATGCATAAACTTTTTTATACAACAATTTCCGACCAACGCTTCTTTTCCGTTGTGTTTATTCATTATAAAGCACAATTCTTTTAGATGCCTGTGCCCGCATAGGCATGTATAGACGCCTTCGGCTACTTCTTTATCGTCTGCTATTCTTATGGTGATAAGTGTCCATTCTTTTTGTGCTTCTTCCCATGTTTTAGATACGCTAAGGCCGATGATTTCTTCTACGAGCTTATATTTTTCAGCGGCCTTTATTTCTGGCATGGTTTCTCCTCCCGCGCTTCATCCCAGTACCGGCTCTTGCACCGGGGGCACATAGCTGGCCTGCCTTCAATCCGGGGCAGCCAATCCAGCCCGCACCGCAAGCATTTCACCCGCTCTATCATGACCTTTCCCTATGATAGGTAAGTATATAATCCTTGCGCCTCCCTCCTATCGCCTCCGCACTGCCGCATGATCCTGATATATGCCCGATGCTTGAGCCACCTGGTCATTTTGGGGAATGTCTGGTCTGCCTGATATTCTTCCCAGAAGCATGACATTTGCGCCTCCCTCGCCCTCGCCCTCACGCCAGGGCTCGGAGCCACGGCCACCGTTCCAGGAGCCATTCCCCGAGAGCCAGCATCTTGTATTGCCAGTAGACGGGGATATATTTCAGCCACCACATATCTATCCCTCCGGGGGCCACTGCGCGCACCTCCCTCGCCTTATATCTCATCTGCGCTCTCATGGCGGCATTTCTGGCACTCCCACACGGGGGTGTCATCTCCAGCAATCTCCTCTGCGTACGGGTCCGGCCCCCATGTGACCGGGTTTTTTTCGGTTCCGCTCGTACCACATTCAGAGCACCACCCCGGAGGCCACGGTGCGGCTCGGATCGCATCCTGGATGAGGGCGGACAGCTTCCGGGCCCGCCTGTAGGCATCTACCTTCTCCTGCAGGTCGGGCGGATACGAGAACCGCCCGGCCTTGATGGCCCGCTCAGCCGCGAGCTTGACAGGAGGGGCCATCATGGCACCTCTGAGACAAGCTTTAGTCGCCGCGTGCTGCCCGGAATGAATAGATCGTTATACCTGGCAAGGGCCTTATCCAGCTCTTCTTTTCGGTTGAGATCCTGACATGTGGCCTCATAGGTGGCCATAAAAAAATCATCCCGCCGGGCCATGCTCATGCCCGCCCAAGAATAATATCTATCCGCCGGGCAATGTCAGCCATTTCGGGGACGTTTGTTTCATGAAGTTGCCGCCTGACCGCTATCAGGGCGATGGCGAACTCTTCCAAGTCACATAGCGGGATGGAACTGGCCATGAACATCTCATATCTGGCAGCCATGCTCAGGCCACCTCCTCATCCTCTGGTATAGTCACATATCGCTTCTGTCCTTCAAAAGTAGTCTCATAGACTTCGATTTCAACCCCGCTCTTGGTTTTCATCTTCATTTTCCTCAACCTCAACCTCGCATTTCACTATTACCTACTATACAGTGTACACTATATATACTTTTCGGTGTACACTGAAATAATGCCAAAAAGAGAGCTGAAAAAGTAGATTACCGCCCGGACCTGCGCGATGCCCTCATGGCGGGGCGTCCTCATCGGGGTGCTGCTTGCATATCTCTGCATACTCCTCTTTGGTGTAATAAGATCGACCGCTCCATATCTCGTCTATGCATCTGTGGAGCATGGCTTCCCAACGGGGGCGATCGGCATTCGTTTTTGAATGGCATTTACGACATAAAGCAGCGAACTGTATTTGTTTTCCGTCACAACAGGCAGATTTGTCGTATTCTACATGATGGCAATCGAGTTTTCTGCTCGTTTCGTTTGTTGATTTACCACATACAACACATCTATGATCAAAGAACAATCGAATACGTTGTTTTAAATCTTTGTTAAATTTGGGGCAATAAGGTTCAAATGAAATTCCTCCTTTCCATTGAGGGCTGCTCTCACCACAAAATCGTTTTTTATATTCTGGATCATCCCAATGTTTCTTAGATGCCGTACTACGCTTTAAAAACACTTCAGGCGCACTCATTGAAATCGCGTGGCGCTTTCGATATTCTGGGTCTTCCCAAATCGCTTTCACTTTATTGCTTATCGAAGTGCGTATTTTTACGTCTTTCCGTTTTCTTAAAACCTTTTCGGCATATTCGGGTGTTTTCCAAAGATTTTTAGTTGCCAACCGATATTTTTCTTTTGCTTCAGGTGAATTCATAGAAGCAATGCGTTTCTCACGATATTCGGGATCGGCCCAATGATTTGTTGCTGAATCTCGGCGACGCTGTAGTTCTTCTGGTGTGTTTGCTGCTTTTTTACATCTAGCAGAACATTTAGCACGATATTCTGGGTCTTGATATCGTAATCTAGTTCGTTCGCTTTGCGCTTTCCGTGCTTCCGGCGTCCAATTCGGCATGTTTTATTCCTCTAAGGTATCCAAATTTGGACTATGACACCGAGGGCAAGCGATTGGTTTTTTTCCATTCTCTAAACGGCTTGTCCATTCATGCTGGCAAGTCTTACGACGGCATTTGTATTTCATAGTATCATCATGATGGCGATACTACTTAAGCCTTTCTACATAAACACTCTCGGAACCAGGGCTGGAAAAGTTGCCAGCATCGCTTATACAGTCCTTCAAAACTGCTGTCTAATATCCAACATTCTTTTGGCTCGCTGTTGGGCCCTAAATCGTCTTGCCCTCGGACTATCCGGCCACATGCTTGCTGGAGAGCGGTGATCGTGGCAACATCGCTGTAGCGTTGTTCTATAGGCAGATATTTATCATGCTCATTTCTGCGTACAATCCATTCATCACCTAAATATTGAAATGGAACTTTTACAATTATATTAAGACAGTTTTTTGGTCCGGGAAGATCAAGCCCTTCTTCCATTCCGACGCTCAAAAGAATTCTTCCTGTTGATGCTTTCCATTTTTCAACCCCATCCTCACGGCATTCCCGATCAGTGAACATGGGGCTACATCCTTCATCATATAAAATTTGTCCAAGATCCCCCGCGATTTTATAAGAATGGCAATGGCAAAGAGTGTTTTGCCCATGCGCTTTATGCATTTTTGCAATCATCGGCCCCATTTTTTCTAATGTTTCATCCCGTGCTCCCATCGCCATCTTCCCACATGGATGAAAATATACCATCCGCTGTTCTACAGGAACTGGATGAGGAGACGATATGGTAATATAATCTTCCGCAATTAATTGTGTTGTTGGAGTGCCTGACGCCAGAACCACGGCCTGAGTTCCCATGATGAACTCCCGGAACTGCTCTCGGCCCGATATCAGCTTGAAGGCCCGCGTCTTGGAGTCGATCACAAAGCTCTCAGGTGCCTCTGAGACGATCCTGGTGATAGCCTGTGCCTTGTCCAGGGCTCTATTGATCCGCTCCAGTGTCCGGGCAACTTTGGCCGCGTCAGTGGCATCCACGTAGCCCATCAGGCTCCGGACCTCCTCCGACTCGCCGGGCGGCGCCATCCGGGCAAATAGCTTCTCCAGCTTGCCCTCATATTTCATCTGCTTTTCACGGATCGCCGCCAGCCAGAGCCCCATCTGCTCGGGCAGGTCCCCGGCCAGGTCCATCCACTCAGGGAGGATGATAGACCGCTGGTCAATCAGCTTCATCTCCAGGCCCTGAGACTCATCCACAATCAGCAACTCAGCAGATGGCAGGCTCCTATCGGTGAGGAGCTTGTCCAAGGTGGTTGCTCCCAGGGTCGCCTCCACGTATGCATCCCTGGCCGCCAGGTAGGGGCATCCTGGGCAGGTCTTGCGCCGGACTTTGGCCGGCACCGGGCAATCCCCGGCAGATCCCTGGGGCATCTTCCGGCAGGGGTAGTTGGCCCGGCCCAACAACGCTGTGATCCCGAGTCGCTCATCCCCGGCGAGCTGATGGACTAATTGCCTCTGAGGGGTGGTGTAGGTGGCCCTCTTAATTTCTCCCTCCTCCAGCAACGCCCTGGCCGCCACCGACAACACCAGGCTCTTGCCGGAGCCCGTCGCCCCCTTGTAGGTGATGATCTGCTGCCCGTCTTGCACCGCCTCCACAATCGCCTGGCAAGCCTCCCTCTGCCCTGCCCTCCAGGCTGGATATGGGTTGAGGCTATCCAGATTCATGCGACAACCTCAAAATATACTACATATACGATGGTATTCAGCATCCCAAAAAACTCCTCGTCCGGAATTTTATTTATTTCCTGGAATGCTTTCAGATAGACAAAAACGCTCGGGTATCCTTCCGATCGGGCGTCATCATCTGATATGTCTCCGAGACGTTCTACCGCCAGACCAAGTATCTTCAGCTTGGCAAAATAATCCTTACTCAGCATCTCGGTCTTTGCTAGGTGGATGCTGCCCACTTTGCACCGTGGCCGCTTCCAGCACCGGCGAGTCTGGGTCTTGGTGCCCGCCAGGATCGGCTCAACGTGCTCAGGGCGAAATAAAATCATCTACTCGCCCTCCCCACCATGATCCCGAGCGCCAGGTATGCCTGCTGATCGCTGCTCGCCCCTGCCAGCAGTTGCACCAGCATCTCTTCTGCTGGCAGGCCGCTCGCCTTCCTGTATTTCTCCTCTACCATATCCCACTCTCGCGGCGTGAGAGAGAAAGCGTCCTTGGCTGTCATCTGCTCGCCCTCTTCGCCTCGATGTATGCCGCCAGGATCGCGGCGGCGGGTGTGTCATCCTCGCCGATGTGCATATATTCTGGATCAGTGTAGCCTCTCCGCCCTCGGCGAATCATTGCCTGCCATCCGGCAGGGCATGTCCACATAGACATAATCCAATTGTCAGGTCTCGCCGCGATGGCCCGCTGGATGCAGCCCTGGATGATATCCTGGGCAGTCTCATCCTCATATATATTCAGGCTGCGTACCTCGAACTCTATGGACGTGATTCGGTCATATGCGGCAGAATCGACTTCCTTCAGCTCTTCCAGCAGCTCTTCCAGGAGGGCGGCGATGGTGGCGGCGTCGGTGTCGGTCATGCCCCGCCTTCCGCCAGCTTCGCGGCAGCATGCAATCTAGCAATCATAGATCGATGTAATGCAAAATAGCCGCTAAAATACGATGCCAGCGCATCATCTATTTCCTTCAGCATGACAGCATCGCCGTGCCTGAAGCACGCCGCGATCTTGCGCAGGCGGTCAATTTCTTTTAAGCCCTCTCCCATCCAAGGCTCGGGGCATTCACCAGCTTCCGATTCCAGGAAAGCCACAACACGATCTAGGTTACTCATGCTCCGCCCGCGTTCCCTCGCGGCCTCCTGGGTTGATCGCTTTCTTTCGCGGGCCTTGCTCCAAGAGCCCGGATCGCATCGCTCAGGCTCGCGCCTGTGATACCGGCCTTCCGCAATCGATCCTTTTCCTTTTCCAGAATGTACTTAGCACTCTGATCGATATTGATCTGCATAGTGCATATCAGTGTTCTTTTTAGTATTTTAATCTTCCCTAGAAAAGTATTTATACTATCGATGTATAGGTATGTATCGGCGAAGGCGCGGGCATGGACCCAAAAGCCGAATGCCAGGAGAATATATATGGTGAGCGATAAAAAACTGCGCTTCTTCCAGAAGCGACTGGAGCAAATCGAATCCGATAAGAAAAGTGAAATCAAACTCCGATATCCAGAAATAAAGACCGAATATGCAAATCTGATAGCCAATGGAGCAGGTAAAATCAGAAGCGAGAAGGAAATCCGGGAAGTCATAGGATCTAATGCGTATCGATGCCCTCCGATGATAGAAGTTCTCGACATATTTGTGATGGGCGGCGAACGGAAAGCGGCAGAAAAAGCAGAATTAGAGCGAAAGGCTGCCCTAAGCGTGGACCTTGCCACACTCAAAGCAAAAGTCAAATCGGCTACGGATCTAGTTTATTTCGGCACCGATGAACAACTTAAGAAAGCACTGGATGATCTGGAGGCTATGTAAATGTCGATCTATGAAGAAATGAATGAAGATGCCACAAGCGGCGGCATGTACTGGAAGCCACAGCCAGGGAAGATCAACAAAGTAAGAATCCTGAAAGACCCCATAAGGCGCGAGGCAGACCAGAAGATCAATCGCCCGAGCTATCAATTTGCGGTGACCGGAGACGACCCCAAGACCCCCCTGGTCTGGAGCGTGAGCGCCAAGGGAGCCCTCCAGCAGATCATAGGGATCATGAAGGCCAACAACCTGACCACTCTGGCGGGCGGCATCTTGCAGGTAGCCGTGGCCGGCGATGGGATGGACAGAAAATATACAATCATCCCCATAGAGCTGCCCACGCCGGCCAATGGAGCCCAGGTCCTCCTGGACTTCCCGGCGGGCTCCCTGGAGAAGGCCCTGCCGAAGCTCTTCGC